ACCTCATACTCGGATTTCCAAAATAGATTTGGTACTACTTTTGAAAGTGGAAGTAACGAATATTCGTTCTTCACCTCAATTGCAGCTCAAAACTATTTTAGTAACGGAGGTAACACATTATTAGTAACTCGTGTAGTAAGCGGATCAGCTGCTACTGATTGGGATTATGCAGAAGCTTCTATCCCTGGACACACAACATCTATTACAGCATTTAAATTAGAATCTCTTTACAAAGGAGCTGAATTCACTAATTCAGGTTCTGCTACTACAATGAGTAATGGAGCTTTATTTAGTGGTTCTAAAGATAATTTTAGATGGGAAGTTACAACAGCTAACACTTCATCAGGTACTTTCTCATTAATCATTAGAAGAGGAGATGATAATACTAATACAAAATCAGTATTAGAAACATTTACTAACTTATCATTAGATCCAAAACAAAGCAATTATGTTGCTCGTGTAATTGGTGATCAAAAGCTAAATTATAACTCTACAGAAAACTATATTGAATATTCAGGATCATATCCTAATGCTTCAAGATATGTAAGAGTAAAAGAAGTAACTAATACTCCTGATTATTTAGATAATAGTGGTACTGCTAAAAACGCATTTACAGGATCTATCCCAACAGTAGGATCAGGTTCATATGGTGGTGCATTTAGTGGAAGTAAAGGTACAAATATCCCTACTGGTAGAGCTATGAACTTATATAATGCTATTAGTTCTACAGATTCACAAGGATTATTAGGTAGTGACTACACTAATATGTTAAGTCTTTTATCTAACCAAGATGAATACCGCTACAACTTACTATTACTCCCAGGTTTAACGGATGCTGATCACTCTTCTCAAATTACTACAGCAATTTCAAATGCTGAAAGTAGAGGAGATAATTTAGTAGTAGTAGATCCTGTAAATTATGCAAGTACATTAGTGCAAGCTACTAGTGAAGCAGCAGGTAGAGATACTTCATACGCTGCAATGTATTGGCCATGGGTAACAACACTAGATCCTGATACAGGAGATCAAGTTAAGGTACCTGCCTCAACATTGATGGGTGGAGTATTTGCTTTCAACGATAATGCTGGAGAGCCTTGGTTCGCACCTGCTGGTATTAACAGAGGTGGAATGGGTACTGTTATTAGAGCTGAAAGAAAATTATCTCAAGCAAATAGAGATTCATTGTACGAAGCTAATGTAAACCCAATTGCAACATTCCCTGGAACAGGAGTTGTAGTATACGGACAGAAAACATTACAGAAACAAGCTAGTGCATTAGATAGAGTAAATGTAAGACGATTGCTAATCGAACTTAAATCTTACATTAGCCAAGTCTCACAAACACTAGTATTTGAACAAAACACAGCTGCTACAAGAAATAATTTCTTATCACAAGTAAACCCATACTTAGAAAGTGTACAACAACGTCAAGGTTTATACGCATTTAGAGTAGTAATGGATGATACTAACAACACAGCAGATGTAATTGATAGAAATCAGTTAGTAGGTCAGATCTTTATCCAACCAACTAGAACAGCTGAATTCATTTACTTAGACTTTAACGTATTACCAACGGGTGCAACATTCCCATCGTAAAGGTTAAAAAATTAAATATTTATAATAGAATAAAATAAATAGAAAATGGCAGTATTAGATCCAAACGAAATATTTTTCACAGCCTTTGAGCCAAAACAAACTAACAGGTTTGTTATGTACATAGATGGTTTCCCTTCATATATGCTTAAAGGGGTAGGAGCCGTTAATGTATCCCAAGGTGCAGTAGCTTTAAACCACATGAACGTACAACGTTTTGTAAAAGGTAAAACTACTTGGGGAACAATTCAGTTTACTTTATTTGATCCAATTACCCCTTCAGGTGCTCAGGCAGCTATCGAGTGGTTAAGATTACACCACGAATCAGTAACTGGTAGAGATGGCTACTCTGATTTCTATAAGAAAGATTTAACTTTTAACGTAATTGGACCTGTAGGTGATGTAGTTTCTGAATGGATTATTAAAGGTGCCATGATTACCGAAATTAACTGGGGTGATTACAACTGGGATGATGATGGTACTGCTGTTAACATTCAGGTAACTGTTCAACCAGATTACTGTATCTTGAACTTCTAAAAGAAAAATAAATACTTTTTAAAGAGAGCTTGGCTTCGGTCAAGCTCTTTTTTATTTTAATATGTATACTTGTAACAAAGTTATTATAAATAAAAGATATGGAATTTAAAATCCCAACAGAAACAATTGAGTTACCTTCAAAAGGTATACTTTACCCTAAAGATTCTCCTTTATCTCAAGGTACTATAGAAATGAAATATATGACTGCTAAGGAAGAAGATATCCTTACTAATCAAAATTTTATTCAAAAAGGTATTGTAATAGATAAACTTTTACAATCATTAATAGTTTCAGATATTAACTATAGTGATTTATTAATTGGAGATAAAAATGCAATTATGATTGCTGCCCGTATATTATCTTATGGAAGTAAATATGAATTTGAATATGATGGTGTTACCCAAAATGTAGATCTTTCTAGTTTAGATATTTTACCTCTAAATGAAGAATTATCAAAAGCAACATCAAATGAATTTTCTTTTACTTTACCCAATTCAGGTAATAAAGTTACATTTAAACTTTTAACTCATGGTGATGAAAGGAAAATAGACCAAGAAATTAGTGGACTAAAAAAGCTTAATAAAGACACTACTAATGAGGTTACTGTAAGATTATCCCATATTATTACTTCTGTTAATGGTTTAGTAGAACCTAAAGAAGTTAGAGAATTTGTTAATAATTAATTCTTAGCAAAAGATGCTAGAGCTTTCAGAAAATACTATCAAACTCTATCCCCTGATGTAAACATGAAAGTTACAGTTGTAGATCAAGAAGATAGAGAGGAGGAGGTTGATGTCCCTATAGGGATTAACTTTTTTTGGCCTGACGCCTAAATATAGAACTAGTTTTTTCAAACAAATCCATGATATAGTTTTTCATGGAAACGGAGGATATACCTGGGATATTGTATATAATATGCCCGTTTGGTTAAGAAATTTTACTTTTGATAGAATTCAAGATTATTATAAGGAACAATCCCAAACCCAAGATGCAGAACAGAGTTGGGTAAAAGGAGAAGCTAAACAAATAGCATCCCAAAACAAAGTGAATGTTCCATCATATGTTACAAAGGCGTCAAAAAAATGACGCCTTTTAATATTTATAACAAAACACTTTAAATGGCTTTAGGAGACGACTTAAAAAATCTTGATAAAGATCTTAGAAACTTAAATAGGCAAGGAGTAGAATTTCAAAATGCTTTTAAATCAATAGAAAAAGCTCTTAAAGGAATAGCTAGAGACTCTAAAGATTTTGATGAAATTTTAGGAGCTGCAGCTCAGACATCTTCACAATTAGCTAAACAAGCTGATGCTTTATCTAAATTTAATAAAGAAAATTTAAAATCTACTAAAGATAGAAAAAGCTTTGAAGAAAAGTCTAATAAAATATTAGCAGAAAGAACAAAATTAGAAGCACAAATAAAAGTTCTTAAAGGTTTAGCTCTAAATGCTACTAAAGAAGAAAAAGTACTTTTAGATAAAGCAACTGAAAATTTATTAAATCAAGTAGGTTATGCAGATGATATTCAAAGTAGCTATAAGGGCATTCTTGAAACTAATAAAAAATTAGAACGTATTAATCCTTTTAAATCCGCATCGGATTTTGTTAAGGATATTCCTATTATAAATAAAGCTTTTAGTGAATTAGCAGATGCTACTGAAGCTTTTAATGATGAAATAGTTGAAAGCGGAGACCGTACTAAGGCTTTAGGAAAAAGTGTTTCAAAATTAGGAGGTCTAGCTGTAAAAGGAACTATAGGTTTAGCTGTAAAAGGTATAGGAGATTTTGATAAAAAAGCTACTTCATTAACTCGTACCTTAAACACTACAGCTCAAGAATCTGAAGAATTAGCTGTTAGTGCTAATGATGCTGCTCAAAGTATAGCAGGAATTACCGGACAAGATATAATTAATTCCCAATTAGCATTTTCAGAAGCTTTAGGAACTACTGCAGCTCTTAGTAACGAAACTGCTGCTAATTTTGCTACATTACAAAATCGTTTAGGTCTATCAGTACAGCAAGCTACAGAATTTACTAAATTAAATGAAGCTTTAGGAAAAAATTCTAAAAAACAAACTGAAGAATTAATAGGCCAAACCCTAATACAAAACGCCCAAAACGATTCAGCAATTAGATACCAGGATGTTATAAAAGATATTTCTGAAACTAATAAAGCAGTATTATTATCTTCTAAAGGTAACGCTACAGCATTATCTAGAGCTGCTATTGAAGCTAGAAAATTTGGACTCAACTTAAATGAAGCTGATGGTATAGCAGGTTCTTTATTAGATTTTGAATCTTCTATTGCTGCTGAATTAGAAGCCGAATTACTTACAGGTAAACAATTAAACCTTGAAAGAGCAAGGCAAGCTGCTTTAGAAGGAGATTTAGCAACCCTAACCTCTGAAATAGCATCTAATGTAGGTTCAGCCGAAGAATTTGCTAATATGAATCGTTTACAGCAAGAAGCAATAGCTAAAGCTGTAGGTATGACTCGTGAAAGTTTAGCAGCATCTTTAGTTGAACAAGAATCATTAACTAAATTAGGTGCTAAAGATAAAAGTGAATTAAAAGAAAAAACCAGATTAAGACTCCAAGAAGTTAATGCAATAAAAGATGTTGCTAAACGAGAAGAAGCTAGAGCAAAATTAATTGCTGATTTAGGTAGTGATGAACTTGTAAGACAACAAGAAAATAGAACTAATACTGAATTAATGGCTGAAGCTGCTCAAAAAATAATCGAAGCTTTTGATTTTCTTAAAAAACTACTAGTACCTATAAAAGGTTTATTAGAAGGAGCTGCTAATAATGCTGGAGGTATTGCAACCGCTATAGCGACTATTGCCGGAATTTCTCTTATTGGAAAATTTAGCAAATTATTAAAATTATTTAAAGGTCTAGGTTCTTCAGCCTCAAAATTAAAAGGTTTCTTTGGAGGAGGAGGATCTAAAGTTACTTCTGCTGTAATGAAAGGTAGTGGTAAAAAAATATCTGGTGCAGCAGCTCAATCAGCAGTTAAAGCAGGTTCTGCTACAGCTGGTAAGAGTTTAACTAAAGTTGCAGGTAAAGCAGGAGCTAAATTAGGAGGTAAAACACTACTAAAACGTATCCCTATACTTGGTTCTTTAATGGGAGTTGGGTTTGCTATTGATAGAGCAGTAAAAGGAGATGGTGTAGGTGCTTTAATGGAATTAGGTTCTGCTGGATTAGGTCTAGTAGATTTAGTAGCCCCAGGTGTAGGAACAGCATTATCTTTAGCAGCAGATGCTGGTATTGCTGCTCGTGATTTAAATCGAGCAGGTACTATAACACCAACAGCAACCCCAATGGCTACAGGTGGTATGGTTACTAGTCCTACGAATACTATTATAGGTGAAGCTGGTCCTGAAGCAGTAATTCCATTAAGTGAATTTTATAGAAAATTCGATGAACTAATAGCAGCAGTAAAATCATCTGGTAATATTAACCTAGATGGAAGAAGTCTCAACACAGCTATGCAAACATCAGGTGTAGCCTTTGGATAAGACTTAATATTTTTAATATTTATAACAAAATAAAATTATGGGACTTTTAAACAAATTAGCAAACAACGGCTCAACTTTATCTGAATTTGATGGAGCAACCCCTCCACA